CGAATGCAAGCGCGCAGCGAGTAGTCGACTATGCGAAAAGCATCGTGCATGTGCGCTCTGGCGAACTGCGCGACTCGGGAAAGATCGTTCCGGCGACTACCGAGAACGGCAAAACGACAGCGCTAGCCGTCTTCGACGCAGACCACGCAGCTTATGTCGAGTTTGGTACCGGCAGGGCAGGGGAGGCCTCTCCTGACGCTGGCAAGGGGCCTTATAAACCGGACTGGCCTGGAATGGAGCCGATACCGTACCTGAGGCCCGCGATGGACGCGACGCGCGAGCAGGTCAAGGAAGAAATGAAAGGCTCGCTCTCGATCTCGCTGAGATAGACCGATGGACATTTACACCAAAATTCGCACGCTGGCGCTGCTCGATACGACGATGCGCTCGTATTTTGGCACCGGTCCTTTCCGGTGGGTTCGGCAGCGCCTGGAGCCTGGATATATCAAGTCTGGCACTTGCCTGCGAATGAAGGTCGTTTCTAGCATTTTTGGGTACACCAATGCGCCAGCAGGACTGATGGCGCTGAATCAGCCTTACATGCAGTTCGACATTCTCGATATGGATTCGACTCGATTAGTAGCAGCGAAGGATGCAGTAATCGCCTGGATGGGAACTGTATCCTTCGCTGCCTCGAATGATTTTGATTCACCTGCGTCTACTCCCCCAAACTCCCCCAACTTCCTACTTAACCGCCGATCAGGTATGGAAGCGCAGCCAGAACCACCAGGACCGGCATATGTAGAAACACTCGATTTCAGAATTTACAACATGGAGAGCTAAGCGCATGGCTAATATCCCTATCGCAATCCCTGCAATCGGCACTTTGCTGCAGGTGGGCAACGGAGCATCGCCCGAAATTTTCAACTCTATCGCCAACATCGGCGATATCACCGGTCCTGGCACGTCTGCGACCGTCGTCGACGTCACGAGCCACACGTCAGTATCGGCACCGTGGCGCCAGAAGATTCCGACTCTGCTCGACGCTGGCACGGTCACTCTTCCGCTTTACTACGTGCCTTCGAGCGGCGCGCCGACTGGTGCAGGGACGTTCATGGGCCACAGCTTCACGGCTGGCCTGGGGCGTCTGTTTATCAATCGTGGCTTGAGTCCTGGCGTTCCGTATAACTGGAAGATCATCTATCCCGATGGGCTGAACACAACCGACGAATTCCAGGCTTTTGTGACCAAGTATAGCCAGAAGGCTCCCGTGGCTGGTGTTCTCACTTGCGACGTTGAGCTAACCATCACTGGAATTCCGTCCTTCGCCTAATCGTACTGCTGCCGATCCCCGCAGCGCGCTTTTATCGCGAGCGCGCTGCGAATTGGCCCTGTTACATGCTGCGCAGTGCCTCCATGTGCGACCGTTAACGATTACGATTTGCGTGTTGCTTGAATCGTAGGAGTGCCCTTTAGGGCAGTGAGTCTTTAGCGAGTTAAAGCGTCTACCTCGCTGAGTATTTTCCTTTCCAGCGCATGCCTCTAAATGGTCTGGATTCACGCAGCGCCGATGCTGGCAAACGATTCCACCAGCGCACGATTTATCTGCATTGTGGCAGGTGTGATCGACGTCTAAGCCTTCCGGTATCTCGCCCTTGAAAAGTAAATAGGCCATGCGGTGCGCGTGAACCTGCTTGCCGTCATTCCAGAAGCGGCCATATCCCCATAGTTTGCTGATAGTGCTTGTCCAGAGCCAGCATCCCGTAACGGGATCGACCTGAACGTATTTCATGAAGCGCGGCAGTAGTGGTAATCTTGGTCTGGCCAATGTGAACGCCTTTCACGTTGTCTCGTGGGCAGCATCGCTGTGAACTTTGCTGCCCACACCATCATACTTGACGTCGCGCGCGAGACGCCTTACAATTCAGAAGTTATCGCGGGTTGGAGCAGTGGTAGCTCGGAAGCCTCATAAGCTTCAGGTCATGGGTTCGAGTCCCATACCCGCCACCAGTTCAGAGGCCGAATGCAGTCGGGTCTACATTGGCGCTGAGTAACCCTCGGCATGATGACTCGGCGAATCTAGTCGGCCTCGGCAGTAACCTACTAAAGCAGACGCGCTCGCGAGACGTGCAGTAACCGAGGCAGTTCGGGAGTCGGCGCGAGAGAAGTAAAATCAGTTCCAGAGGCAGCAATTGCCTGCTGCTCTCTGGATAAATCCCGCAAAATCCCCTCATTTTGAGACGGTGCGTTATGATACCGTCTGATGACACCAATTAACACCCCCAACAACATTACGCAAATTACCGCCGAATCCTGGCCGAAAGTCCAGATCGGAAAACAAACTCTTGAGGTGAAATGGGGCGTCTTCCCGCGCTTTGTGCTCTCGTCGTGGGGCATCAGTGCTGAGAAGTGCCTGGAGGCGATGCGCTCGCCGAAGCTCGTTACGCCTGAGGTAAAAGACGACGAGGGCAACGTAGTCACGCCTGCGCATTGGACGGCATCCCCAGAGTACACTGCGCGCTCGATGGAAGTCTTTGCTGCCTGCGTCGCGCACAACTACAAAAACCTGGGCATGGAGCCGCCCGACGCCGCGCACTGGGCCAGCATCATCGAAGAGGACGAATGGACTGATTGTATTCGCGCGATCGGCGATGCAATGGGAAAGGAAAAGGAAGCCCGCGACCGGAGGCAGGAAAAGGCTCAGGCGGCGCTTCCGAAGAGCGAGCCAGCCCAGACGACCCCGACCCTGCAGTAAGAGAGCAGTACTGGATCGATCTATGGGCGTTCGCGACATCACCGCACGGCTTAGGTATAGCCGAAGAGAAGTTTTGGTTTATGTCGTTCGGAGAGTTCGCGGCTTACGAGAGAGTATGGAAGCTCTCAAAGAAGCAGGAACGCTTCCAGTGGGCTGCTTCGATGGCGCTGCATTACAACATCAACCGAGGCGACGCGCCAGCGAAAACAGCTTACGACTTCCTGGATATCGACGAGCGGCCTGCAGGCGTGGGGGCTGTTCCCTGGCGTACGCAGGACGTCGAGACGCAGAAGCTGTCGATAAGGCAGATGTTGTCTTATGCGGCAGAGGTGAATAAAGGGAAGGTGTTCGCCTAAAGTGTTCGGGGCCTTGCTGAAGGGCCCCTGAGGCGATCGGGAAACTACACGAACGCTCATTAGAGTATCACGGGAGCGTCGAGCGTGGAGATAATTGGCGGCGTAGGAATTGAAGTAGTAGCTGATTACAGCGGGCTGCAGTCTGATTTTGATGCAGCGCAGGCACTCGCGCAGCAGGCTGGCGCGAAGATCGCAGACGGTATCGCTACCGGTTTCGTAGCACCAGATACGCAGGCGATCGCTGGCTCGCTGCAGGAAGTTACGCAGCAGGCGACATCGGCGGGGCAGGCTATCCAGCAGGCCCTTGATGTGCATCTCCCATCGCTCGACGCCTCGCCTGTAATCGAATCCTTCCAGGCAATCACAGATGCGGCGGGCAGTGCAGCTGCCTCTGTAAGCAGCGCCTTCGCTGATACCTCGATTCCGGCAATGGACCCGAGCGCAGCAGTAGCGGGCTTCCAGGCTGTCGACGACGCAGCGAAGCAGGCAGCTGGCGATATCGCACAGGAGTTCAGCGGCGCTGCTATTCCTGCGACCGATAACACACAGATCGTAGCTGGATTTGCTGCGATCGAGCAGGCAGCGCAGCAGGCTTCTGGCGCAGTAGCAGAGGACTTCTCAGGTCAGAGCATCCCCGCATCTGACGATAGCGCCATTATCGGTGAGTTTGCCTCGATCCAGGAAGCAGCAGCGCAATCAGCTGGAGCAGTTTCTGAAAGCTTCGCGTCGGCTTCTATCGCTGCTCCTGATGATTCAGCCATTCTCGCCGAATTCGTCTCGATTGATGAAACAGCGCAGAAAACTGCTGCTGCAGTTACGCAGGATTTTCAAGAGTCGGTAATCGCTGCGCCTGACGATACCGCCATTATGGGCGAGTTCGTTTCTATTCAGGATGCAGCAGCGCAATCGGCAGCAGCAGTAACAGATGACTTTTCGGGAACTGTAATACCTGCTCCTGACGATAGCGCGATCATGGCGGATTTTGTCGCCATTGACGCTGCAGCGAAAGCCAGCGCGACCGAAGTAGGAGAAGACTTTTCAGGCCTGAAGGTACCTGCAGCAGATACCTCTGCGACCACTGATAGCTTGGCGGTCATCGGCGACGCTGCGCAGGCAGCGGCTACCGAAGTAGTGCAGGACTTCGCTAACGTTCAGATTCCAGCGCTAGACACTACGGCAGCAGTCGGCGGGCTGCAGGCGATTACTGAGGAAGCAGGGAAAAGCGAGGCTGCGCTATCATCGCTCGGCGCGCAGGCTACTCAAAGCGTTACCGCTGCATGGATCGAAAAGGCAGCGCAGGATCTTGCTGCGCTCGGCGGCGAGGCTGAAACAGTTAAGGCTGAACTCGCTGCGATGCTCGAAGGCGGCGCGTCAACTGGCGAAGCGTATATCGCCGTGCTGCAGAGAATCGATAGCGCCCTGCAGCCTATCCAGGAATCGGCGCAGCAGGCGAGCGACGGAGTAAGAAACATTGCTGATGAGCTTAGCAATGCGGCGCCGAAAGAGCAGGAATTCTCAGAAGGCGCGCAGGCGATTATCGAGAAGCAGTCGCAGCTTGCTGAAAATCTTAAGAATGCGCAGAGCGTCTTGGCAGAAATGCAAAGCGCTTTCGAGTCTGGCGCCGTTGGCGAGCAGGAATTAGCGCGCGCAGCAGAGGAGGTATCGAACTCTTTCCAGCAGGCTAACCCGCAGATCAAAGAAGCAGCAGAAAGCGCTGAATCGGCTTCTGAAAAGTTTGCAAGCTTCGCGATTGAGGCTCTGAAACTCGCAGGTATCACGCTTTCTATTGAGGCGCTGAAAGAGCTTGCCGTGGCTGCGATCGAGGCGGGCGATAAGCTCGACGATGCCGCCTTCGCGATGAGCAAATTTACCGGCAGCGTCGAGGCATCGCAGAAGGTTATAGAGGGCCTTAAGGCTGTAGCGCAAGATGAGGGCCTGTCGTTTCCGAAACTGGTTACAGCAGCACAGCGCATGGAGGCCTTGCTCCCTGCCGGTACCGATGTTGTTAACGTGCTCGGCAAGGTCGGAAATGCGGCTGAGCTTATGGGAACTAGCATTGATGCTGCCGCGAACAAGTTTGACAATCTGGTGCGCGGGTCTTCACTAAGCGCGAAGCAGCTGGCGAACATGGGACTCAGCATGGCCGATATTTCGGGCGCTATGGAGCATCTTGGAGCTAGCTCCGACGTTCTAGCGGCTGGCGTAAAGAAGGCCTGGGCTGCGATGGACGATACGCAGCATGCAGCGGTCGTTTCCGAAGCGCTTACGAAGCTTGATGGCGTAGCAAAAGAAATGAATGCCGACATCGGCGGCGACGTCACTCGCACGATGAACGAATTCTATATCACGCTGGCGAAGCTCGGCGACGTGATCGCGCCACTTGCGCGACAGGCGCTGCCGTATTTGGTCGATGCTATCAAAATCCTGGTTACTGGAGTAGATGCAGGCGTAACGTCTTTCAAGGTATTTATTGACGTCGTAACAGCGTATGCGAAGGTTTTGGGGACTGCGTACGCAGCAGTCGCTGAAGCGGCAATCGACGTCTCAAAGGCCGATTTCTCAAGCGCTGCAGTAGCTATCAGTTCTGCGTTCGGAAAGATTAAAGATACTGTCGGCGGGCTAAAGGATCAGATCCAGGCTGATTTCAAGGCAGGCGCAGAGTTCGCAGAGCAGGTCTGGAATGTAAGCATTCCGAATTCTGTCGCAGCAGGAGCCAAGAAAGTAACCGTTAGCTTAGCCGACGTTCAGATTGCGCATAAGGATCTTGCTAACAGCATTGCAGCTGCCTTCGCGCAGATCGATTCTCTCGAAGCGAAAATCGGAAGCGGCGCAGGCGTAAAAGAACTGCAGGCCGCCTTCGAGAATGCAGAGAAGGCTATCAACACTGTCGCAAAAGAGGATCTGCCTGCAGCTATCAAAGCTGTCGACGATTACACCGATGCTCAAGGCCGAAATAAGGCAGGCGGCGAAGTGTTCCTGCAGGCCTTCCAGGAGCAGTCGAAGCTAATCCAGCAGCTGGCTAAAGTCGACCTGCCTGCAGCGTCGCAGGCGATGGTCGACTACATCGGAAAGCTGGATAACGCTAAGGCGCCGCTAGGGGTTATTCAGGCAGCGCTGGAGCAAGAGGAAAAGATGATCCAGCAGCTTGCTAAGCAGGATCTGCAAGCTGCCAACGATGCATGGGATCGGCTGATTCAGAAGCTGCGAGATACGAATGCTCCCCTGGTGGTCCTGAATCAAGCGCTTCAGGATCATATGAAGTTCCTGAGCGATACTGCAGCTGCTGCAGATAAAGCGCAGGCAGCGTTCGATAAGGTCGCAGCATCGTACATTAACCTCGCGACGCACTCGCCAGCGGTTCAGCAGGCCTTCAAAGATGCATACGACACGCTGAATAAGCTGGGCCTGCTCCTGCCGCAGATTCCTGCGCCGATGGACGCATTGAATAAGGCGATGTCGGATTTTGGCCTCGTGATGCAGAAGGCCAAAACACCAGTCGAGGACCTGAAGACTCCGATCGAGCAGCTAACCGTCGATCTAGACAAGCTGGCAGAAAAGGCGAAGAGTTCCGGCGATTGGTCTGCTTTCAATCAGGCTCTTGATGATTTAGATAAGCGTGTCTCAAATCTGGCTAAGACCGATCTGCCGGAAGCAGCCAAGCAGCTCGAAGCAGTAATCCAGGAAATGATTAAGGCTGGCGCGCCAACCGATTTGGTGCAAGGCCAGTTAGCGAAGCTGCAGCCGCTTCTGCAGAAGATGGCGGAAGAGAATCTGCCTGGAGCTGCTGCTGCCTGGGCGAAATATATCGACCTGCTGAAGCAGGTTCCTTCAGTAATTCAAGACATCCAGAAGGCGCAGGAACAGCAGCTGCAGAAGGATCAGCAGATCCTCGACACGATGAAGGCGCGCGGGGATGCATACGGCTATATCCTCGACCAGCAGGCGAAGGTTTACCAGGAACAGATCGCATACGACGAGAAGACAGGAAAGAGCGCAGAGGCTGCAATCATGGGCCTCGAAGCAGTTCGCCTGAAGCAGGAAGAGATCCGAATCGAGACGCACGGGCTGGCTGATACGTACGTCGAGATGACGAACGAAATAAATAACGCCTTTGCTGCTGTATCGAAGGGCCTCGCCGACGCGATCATTAACGGCAAGAGCGCTGCCGATGCTCTGGCGAACGTGTTCAAAGCGCTCGCGCAGCAGATTCTGACGACCATGATCGAGGGCGCGCTGAAGCCTTTGAAGGCCTCGCTGCTCGATCTCGAAGCGAATCTTTTCGACAAGTTCAAGCCTGGGATGGATGCCAGCACGCAGGGCATTAAGGACTTTTCGGATGCTTCAGCGAAGGCTGCAGACGCTCAGAAAAACCTTGGCGCCACGGCTACGCAGGCAGCGCAGGCCGTTTCTAACCTCGCCTCGACGATCAGCATTATTACCGGAATCATCGCAGCAGGCGCTGCGGTCGCTGCTGATATCCTGCTCGCGCACATTTCGAGCGATACCGGCCACATTGAAGTAAACACGCGTAGCTGCCTTGCTGAGCTTGAGAATATTCGCGCTGATCTGTGGTCGCAGTTCGGGCAGATGTACTCTCGCTTGGGCGAGGTAATGAACGCAGTTAACCGCGTTTACGACCAGCTCGGGAAGCTCACTATCGCAGCTGGCGGGCTTAGCCCCGCAGATAGCGCGAACCTTGCCGACGCAGATAAGCAGCTGGCGAATATGCCCGCTATCGTTTCGATGCTGGCTGCGATTCAAGCGAACACGCAGTACACCAACGCTAACGCAGCGCAGACCGCAGCGAATGTCGTCGACCAAACCAATACGCTTTACGACGAGCTGGCAGTAATAAACAATTCGGTTCTAGCTGTCGTTACAGCGCTCACATATGGGACGCATGCGCAATCTGAGGAAATGAGCGACCAGTCTGAGCAGATTTCCTCTGCAGTCGAGGATGCTGCGCAGGCCACTTCTCAGGCGATCGGCGACTCTGCGCAGATGACAGCGCAGGCGATTTCGAGCGCTGATAACCATCGCACCGCAGACGACGGGCAGATTATCGCGCGGCAGAATGCGATCCTCGCGCAGGCGCAGTCGCAATATCAGGCTGCACTCGATGCTAACTCGCAGATGCAGGCGCTGCGCGCCGAATACGGCGCATATCAGAATCTGCAGGCGCAGGCGATCAAAGATGGTGACTTCGCGCTCGCGCAGCAGTATGCGACCTATGCGCAGCAGACCAGCGCGCAGCTTACTTCGCTGATGGGCGGCACAGAGCATATCGCGAGCAGCGCTGACAGCATTTACAACAGCCTCGGGACGCACCTTACCGACGTTGGCGGATATATCGTCAGTTCTGGGCAGTCGGTTGTTTCAGCAGTCCAGTCGAGCGCGTCTCAGATATCGAATACGGTTGCTGCTGGCGTCGCAGCCACTGTCGCAGCCTATGCCGTGCAGATGGGCAATCTGATATCGGTTGCTGGTGCCTGGGGCGCTGCAGGTGGCGGCACGCGCACCGGCTTGAATGGAACGACAGGCGGCGTATCGCCGAACCTTCCTAGCGGTTCTGGTGGCGGCACAGTAGGCAACGGTCCTGGACTGCCGAGCCAATCGCCGGATGCTGTTAATAGTGCCAAGGGTGGCAATTCTGTAGGCGCGACGCCTGTCGACCCGGTAACCGGAAAGCCTCTAACGTTCGCGCCGCCCAACATTGATTGGACGCCTAAAGTCACGCCTAAAGCTCCCGTTAGCGATCAGGGAGAAGTCTACACTTCGACGCCTGGAAGCACCAGCACGTCGAGCCAGTCTGTCGGAACTCCCGGCACAGGAGCCTCGATTGACCTGCAGATTAACGCTGCAGCGAAAGCGGCAGCGCAGGCTGTCGCTCCGAATACTGCGCGCGATAAGAATGCGCAGGGGCCAGAGACGAATGCCGCTAATTTTGATCCGGTCGCAGCGGCTGCGCTTACCGGCCAGAGCGTGTGGGAGGCGCTGCAAGGCCATTACGATGCAGTCGGAGCAGTCAACAGGCAGGAGGCAGAAGCCAGAGCGGGTGCGGCAGCGCAGGCTCAGAACACATACACGTCTACGGCTGGCAGCACTTCGATAAGCGGCACTTCTGGCCCCGCTGCGCCTCCTGGATATACGCCTTCTACGCTTCCGCAGGCAATGCAGGATGCAGCTAAGGCTACCAGTTCTGCTGCTGCAGCGATCGCTTCTGCCAGCCAAGCCGCTGATAAAATCGCCACGGTCAATGCAGAAATGGTCGCAGCAAACAAGGCTCTTGCAGACGCCACTGCCTCTGGAGATAAATCGAAAATCGCTCTTGCGCAGCAGCAGGTGCAATCTGTACAGCAGCTGCTCTCGGCGACGCTGGCCAGCCAGCAGCAGGCAGCTGCTGCTGCAGATAAGGCGACGCTGAATGCAGATCAGCAGAAGGCGCTAAGCGCGCAGCTGGTTGCCGCGCAACGCGCGCTGGCAGATGCGACAGCCTCAGGCGATAAGCAGAAAATGGCTGAAGCTCAGATGCAGGTCGATTCGATAAAGCAGCTGATCTCTGCCGTAATGAACAATCAGACGGCCACTGCTCCGCCTCCTACGCCCATATCGAATAGCGCCTCTGTTTCACCAGCAGGCACGAATGGACAGAGCGCAGCTTTCGATCCTGCGCCGCTCTATAACTGGCTCTCGACGATCGCAGGATGGGAGAAAACCGAAGTCGACGCGATCAACGGCGCGCGCGATATGATCTCTGACCGGTCTGTCTGGGGAAACAACATCATTGCGAACACGATCGCGGATCTGGCACCGCATATCGATTTCGTCGCTGATAGCGTGGTTGCTGCGATCAATCACCTGGGCAAGGCCTGGAACCTGCCAAGCTTCGATGTCGGTGGCCGCATTCATGGCGATCAGATCGCTAAAGTCCATGACATGGAATGGGTGATACCTGCGACTGGGCCGATAAGCCTTCCGCCTGATATCATGGCGCGCATTCAAATGCCGACAGTGCCGACGCTCCCATCAGTTCCTAGCGTGCCGACGAGCATTCAGGGTGGCGGGGGCGATGTCTACATCAATAGCGTAAACGTGCAGGCGAATAACGTCGACGAGCTGCTGCGTGAGATTTCCTCGCGCGTAAAGACGCGCACCGGCAGAACAGCGAAGTTCTCTAACTAACATGGCGATCAAAATCTTTATCGACGAGCCTTTCCTGGGGCTGGTGGACCGCACAGACTGGCTCTTTTATGGCGATCAGGCGACTTTCAACCTGATAAAAGGGCAGCGCGGCACTGCTGATTTTTCCTTTGTTATTCCGTCGAGTATTGACTATCGCCCCACTAAAGGCACGCAGGTTTTTATTCATGAGCTTGTCGGCAATACCTCGCCAACGGATACGATCGTCTTCGCCGGTACGATCGATTCCTTTCGCGAGCGCTGGATCGGAGATTACGGCTATGTGGTCTTCTCGATCACCTGCGTATCGCTCGATCAAACGCTAGACGTTATTCGCATTCCGCCGACAGCTTATTTCAACGAGACAGCAGGCGACATTTTAACCGATCTTTTCAATACGTACATTGCTCCTCTGGGCGTGCCTGTAACGCTCGGGACTGTTCAGGCAGGCCCGACTATCGACAGCTTTGTTATCCGGTGGGATCGGTTCAACGATCTCGCGCAGAAGCTGGCGACGATCGCGCAGTTTATTACAGGCGTGCAGATGAGCGATCAAACGCTCTTCTTTCAGGAGCAGACGACGACGCCTGCGCCGTTCACTGTGCGCAGCTACCTGTGGGAGTCTGGCGACTGGAACGAAACGCGCGTCGACTTTCGCGACCGGCAGCTGATCCAGATTGCCTTCACTGCTTTCTCTACGTCTAACGAGATGATCCCTGGCGACGGCACGAGCGGGTTTGTTAGCCTGTTTCGGCGCGTCGACAGAATCACCAGCGCCTGCCTGACGACGAGCACGCAGGCTACAGCGCAGGGCATCTTCGGCACTTCCTCGCCTCTCTCGCCCGCGCAGCCTTCGCCAGGGGATACCTTCCGTATCGGGCCTTCAGGCGAAGAGCCTTACACCTTCGTTGCATCGCTCGACAATACACTGCGCAATCAGATCCTGATCGGCGCGACAGTGAACGATACCGCGATCAACACCTTTCACGCGATCAACGGCACGCAGATATGGAAAGGCGTTAAGTTCAGCCTGCCGACCTGGGAAAACGATCAATGCAATGCTGATCTGCCTAGCGGAAACGTCTTCGTAATCCGCTGCAAGAATCCAGGCACAGGCGGCAATGGCATTCTGTTGACAACCACGAGCGCGACGTTTGTATGGAGTGCAGGCGCGCTGGCAGACGGAACTGATGGAGTGTCGAACGCGCTGCGCGTCGGGATTTTGGGTGCGGGCGATACAGGCAACGATATTCTTTACCAAAGCGGCAGCAACCAGCTCCTGCTCGCTGCCCCCGTTCAGGTAGGAGAAACGCTGAGCGTCGCTTACTATGCGCTCGGCGCCGATACGATCGCTGTCGAGGATTCTGCGCTAGTGGCGATTCGCGCGGCGGTCGAGGATGGATCTGGCCGCTACGATCAGCTGATAACCGATACGAACAATACCGACGCGATCTCGGCATACGTCGAAGCTGTAAACGCGCTGACAGCTTACAAGACGCTACCCTCGAGCTTTTCCTTTTCGATCGATCAGGCGTTGCTCGCTCCTGGGCAGCTGCTCACGATATCAATCGTTTCGCCTGCGAAGGCACCAGTCCTGCTGAATGGCACATGGCTCGTGCAGGAAATTCAGGCCACGCTGATTCCTGGAATGGAGTCGCTACCGGAACCGTTCGGCCATTTCCGCTACAAGATCACCGTAATTAACGTGCCCGTCGTCGGCACCTTCGTTGATTTCTTTCAGAATCTGGCTATCGTTACTCCTGCCGGTTCTCAGACTGCCAGCAACGGAACCACTATCCAGGTAGCGACGCCGACGCTCAAGGACCCCACAACAGCGCCAGCGGGCGCGCCGGTATCAGGCACGCCCTCGCAGCCTGCAGGCCAGCAGTGGGTTCAGGAAGCTCCTGGAATGTATCGGATCTGGAAGGCGAAGGATTTAGTCGTCGACGCTGCCGACAATACTAAGGTAACGTCTGCCTCGCGCCCATTCGTCGCAGGCGACGTCGGCAGCTACGTGATCGTCACAGGCGGCGCAGGGTGGACTACCGGAACCTATACCATCAGCGCAGTCGTCGGAGTGATCGCCACGCTTAGCGGTTCGCCTGCAGCAGTTAGCACGACGCATGGTGAATGGGAATTGCGCTCGCCTGGACTGCTCGCGCTTTCCTGGGTGCCTCTCGCCTCTGCCTATACCGGAAACCAGATCGTTATTTTAGAGAAAAACGGCCTGGAGCTTTCGCCTTTCGACCCCACTGAAGTCGGATACGTCGAAGGTGGCGGCGACTATCTGATTATCAACAAAAACCAGATTCAGCTTGCGGTACCTGCTTCTGGTGGCGATGTCTTTATCGCGACGTATTTCCCGAATGGAATCGTTAAGGCGCCAGAAGGCCCAGAGGCACCGCCTGTATCGGCCAGCCTATTCTTAGTCGCTCACGACGACGGCGCAAGCGCTGGCGATATCGTCATGACGTCGCCTGATGGATCTACCTGGACGTCGCAGAATACGCCTCTGCCGGATTCTGGAAAGACGGTCGCCTTCGGCGCTGGCGTCTATGTTCTAGGCGCAGACTTCACGTCGACTACTGAGCAGATAGCGACTTCTCCAGATGGCGTTACCTGGACGCTGCAAAGCTCTCCTGCTGATAACGGCCACGTTAATAAAATCATTTTTGCAAATAGCCAGTTCGTCGCTCTCTATAAAGTCGGCAGCACAAACGGCGTAATGACGTCGCCTGACGGCGTTACCTGGACTGCTCAAACGATCACGAGCACAGGCACAGCATGGGCTGATTTAGCGTATGGGGCAGGCGTTTACGTGGCTGTCGGAAATGGAAGCTCGACGACTTCTATTATGAGTTCGCCAGACGCTGTGACCTGGACGAATCGATCTGTCGCCGTAACACCGCAGTTTACCTGCGTCGCTTTTGGCGCTGGCGTCTTCGCAGCTCTTGGCGGCGTGGGAGGTTCCGGCATTCACTTGCACACTTCTCCTGACGGTATCACCTGGACGTCGCAGGCCGACCCCGCAGGCGACACGCGCATCTGGAATGGCGTCGTCTTCGGAGGCTCGCAGTTCGTTGCCGTGACGACGCACGGCTCAAGCCCGCAGGCCATGACGTCGAACGATGGAGTTACCTGGAGCACGCAAACGACACCGTCAACCAGAAATTGGCAGGCAGTCGGCTATGGAAATAGCCTATACGTCGCAGTGGCGAATCAGAGCGCCAGTACTACCCTGGCTGTTATGACTTCGCCAGACGGTATTACCTGGACCACGCAAACGACACCGAGCGCAGGATTCTGTAAGGGGGTGACTTTCGGCTAGCTTCTGATATCCTGTGGGGGTGACCGATTCGGAAGCCTTCGCTAAACTTCAGCAGATCGAAGCTAATCTGCTGGCTGCAAAGCAGGCGCTCGATCTATACGACTTTAGAAAGGAGTCAAAAAACATGGCCGTTTCTCCGCAAGTAGCTGCTCTTATCGAGCAGTTCAACCAAGCAACCAACGCGATCGCTGCCCGTATTCAGGCCCTCGTCGCCGGTCAGGGCAACCTTTCCGCCGATGATCTCGCTGCCTTCAACACCGAGATTGCCAACCTGCAGGCTCTGGGGCAAAACCCGGACCAGCCGGTACCGCCCGCTGCCTAAGCAGGCCTCGGCGCTTCCTTCGTTTTCTCTGTCGCTTACTATCCCATCTGGCGCAGTCGGTTAGTCCCGACTAGCGCCAGTCGCTTTTTAGGGGTAGCATTTGACGAATGACGAAGCTTGCTGCGCTGATCGCGCAAATGGAAGGATTCGGGAAGCCGGGAGTCGTGCCTACTCTGCGGCATAACCCTGGCGATCTAAGGCACTCCCCGCACTCGCAGCACCCAGACCCAAGGAAACCTGAAGATATCGGCACGATCGATACCGACGCTCACGGCTGGCAGGATCTCGAAAGACAGCTACAGCTTTACGCTGCGCGCGGGATGACGCTGCGGCAGGCTGTCTGGCAATTCGCGCCGCCGAATGAGAACAACACTGCGCACTATCTGGATTTCGTATGCAAGGGCTTAGGCATGGGGCCTGATAGCCCCATGCGCGAGGTGCTGAAGGTTATCGCTTCTTAGGCGGCAGGCTGAACTGAGGAAGGCGCACCCGGTTGTCGGCGACAGCCTGCGGCAACCAGATAGGCGGCGCGCAAAGTCCTTCGGTCGGGTCGAAGCATCCCTGGTTAGGAACGCATTCGCCGCGATCGTAGCAGTTAAAGGTACCGTCTGGGTTCTGAGTGCAGACGATATCGCCTGTATCTTCTCTGTGAGATCCCATCGGGCACTCTGCACTCGCGACTATCGAGCAGCAGAGGAGTAATAGAAACAGAGTGGCTAAAGTTTTCATTGTGATAGTATAAGCCAGCGCTGAAGCGTAAAAAATCCCCTGGCAGGTGGCAACCCACCAGGGGAGAAGACTTTCGGAGGATTATTAGAGACAGTGCGATTATATATGCACTGTCTCTTTTTTTACTCCGTACTTTAGCTTATAAAGCGCTATTTATTTTGCTGGCGCCGCGATAGCTGCAGGTTTCTTGTTTGCAGCCTCGATCGCCTGCACGAGTGCCTGCACCTTGTTATT